TAAGATTTACCAATGAGCGCAGCAGATAACCTCGGCCAGCAGTGGCATCAACCTGAGTTGAACTACTTCGGTTCAGAGCATACAAAGAACCCTAAGTATCTTGGTGAAGTCAAGGGACGCCCAATGGTTGAGTCTGACATGCCTGAAGGTCTTGCCTACAAACACCCTATTAGTTCGTATGGAACTCCACGACGCCTATCTGTCTATGACATGTCGGATAAGACTAAGCGCAGTTCTACTAACGAGAAGGGTCTCGTTAAAAATGAGCACGGAGAGACAGGTCTTGTAGGGGCGTCGGATTTTTACCGTGAGCCACCTACCAAGGGCTGGGATGAAGTAAGTTTTGATAAAGAGGGCAATAAGACTGTAACTCCAGGCAAGATCCACCAACATGTCAACATCGGCTACATGCAGACCGCAGAAGGTCATCGAGGTGGCGGCGTTGGTCGCCAGATGTTTGATTACATGCACAATACAACCCCAGAGGGGTCAACCCTCAATGTGGGTAAGGCAGCACACGATGCCACCTTGCACATGTCCAAGAAGGCGGAGAAAGCCCGCCCAGGATCAGTTCACTACAAGATCTGGTAGGAAAACAATGAGCGTCCTTAGCAGTCTTCAATTCAACTATGAAGAGACACCTTCAAGGCATCGTATTTACGCTCTATCAGGTGATGCAAAGGTCGGCGGTATAGAGTGGACGAAAGAAGAGGGTGCTGTGCGGGGACTTATGGTCAACCCTGAACATCGTCGTAAGGGTGTAGCGACCGCTCTATGGGACAAGGCTCACGAAGTCGCGCAAGATAAAGGTATTACAAAACCCATTCACTCTGATGTAAGAACAGAAGAGGGCGACGCTTGGATCAGTGGGTATAAAGGAAAGAACAAATGAGTCCACGTAACCTTTCGCCTAAACAGTTTCCTGCGCTTTTCCATGGAACCAACGTGGAACTCAATGAGGGTGATGTCATCACTCCTAGGGCTGGAAAGAGAAGTGTGGCCTTTGCAACAGAGCATCCAGAGTTTGCACTTCAACATGCCATCAGTGCTGCAGGCGGCGACCCTCTTAAGGGAAAGCATCCAGATCAAGCCACTGCTAAGTACTCCGATAAGCCTATTGTCTATAAAGTAGAACCTGCTTACGATATGCGCCGTGATCCACTATCTGGCGGTAAGGCTGGTGGTGTCTGGGTATCAAGGACAGGGTTTAAGGTGATCGGTCGCCATGAGTAAAGAGAAAGTGCGCAAAGTACAAGAGTTACGTCGTAGTAACGCATCAGGCCCAGTACAGAGCAAGAAGGCCTATAAGAGATCTACATTCCAGCGAGAGATGACATCCTTGCGAAATGAGCAGTTCCACATTGGCGAGGCATCTAAAGGCACACCAGCAGCAGGTAACCGTCAATGACCTGCAAGAAGTGCGACCATAAGGTTGCCTACTCTGTATGTGATGAAGAGTCCTGCGAGTGTGTTTGCTCTACCCGCCAGATTGAGGTTATCCTTGATCCTGATGCCATTAGGCAGACTCTAGAGGAAGACTTCTTCTAAAAAGATCATTCGGGCGCTTTTTGGCGTAAAAAAGAAAAAGGGACAAAAAGACCAATGAGTCAATGGTGGGGCTGGGTATTAGGCATTTTGGGCACATTAGGAAATTTTTACGTCGGACATAAAAAGATCTGGGCGTTTGGAATACTGATCCTTAATGAGTTCCTATGGATTGCCTATTCGGTTCTGGCCAGACAATATGGTCTGATTGTCTTTTGCTTATCTTATATCTTCGTATACCTGAGAAATATCAGGAAGTGGAGCGCCGACGAAAAGTCTGCTACTATCTCCTAAGAAGCGGATCCCATGTGAGTGAACCTTCTCGTCCTTGGGAACACGACGTAAACTCTTCCCACAATGGTCATTAACTCAATGGCAGAGTGCCGCCCTGTTAAGGCGGATGTTCTTGGTTCGAGTCCAAGATGACCAGCGATACTTAGTTCCAGATCGTCCAATGGCAGGACAACGGCCTTTGAAGCCGTGAATCATAGTTCGAGTCTATGTCTGGAAGCAATAGCCTGTAAAACCTCACATTGGGGGTGTTAGGTTTTGGTTGTGATAGGGTGGGCAACATGAAACTACTCGGATACACACTGCGTAAGCCTTGGACCAAACATGTTAATTGGGAAATAGACCTTGGTGAAGAACTAGTCCAGGCTATTAGACAATCTGTAGCATCTACATACGTTGCCGAAATTATTAGCAATGATCTATGCGATGTAGACTGCGAAGTCATTGAGTACCTTGAAAAGACAGTCAAGCCATGACGCAACAAGACGTGCGCGAGTTAATCGCCCAAGAGATTGAGCAATACGCCAATGATGGCTATAAAGGCGCTGCAATGACACAGAGCGTTGACACACTCGCCATTGCTGAGTACATTAAAACCGTTCTATTACACGCTGCCGAGATCGCAAGGGGGAACGCATGACACACGATGAGTACGATGAGAACATGGCCCAAGATGATTTGCTTAAGAAGATTTACTCGATGGAACTACGATATGCAAATGAAAAGCCAAGGCGTGAAGCCCTTCGCGCAGTAGTGGAACTAGCCAATCAACCACTGGATACAGAAAACATGCCTGCACAAGAAGTGGCTTGGTATTCATACGGGTACAACTTAGCCTTAACCAAAATGCTTGATGCTATTGCTAAGGAGTTATTCTAATGACTCACGATGAATTGCTGGCAGAGATAGACTTTGCAATAGATAACAGCAAGTACGACTACGACTTTAATTGCTTTGATGGCTCGCATGATTTCATGCTCGATGCCCTTCGCGCAGTAGTGGAATTGCATAAGCCACAAGAAATTACTTTGCCTAATGGCGAATGGGGAACTAATTGTATTTTATGCGATGGTTTTGATTACCCCTGCCAAACCATTCAAGCCATTGAGAAGAGGTTGGCATGACTTGTTATGATTGCGACGGTCTAGGTTGGATGTACTTGGAAGAGTTACGTGACACCTACAAGGAAGAAGTCATTGGTGACGATACTGCTTTATACTTCTTGAACTCAAGAATCGGTTTATCGGTAGGTATATGCCCATCATGCGATGGGTTTGGAAAGGGGAGGTTAGGAAGATGGCTGAGTTTGCGATGAAAGCAATCTTTGATGGAGAGCCTTTTGGATTTGACCTACCACTAGTAGTAGTAGATGATGCTTTCTTTGAGTACCTTGAAGATGAAACACCGTATGAAGGTGGCTCTCTAGATATCGGAGAGTTTGCCCTTTACTACCTTGAATGGGAGAAGGCCAATGTTGAATAAATCACCAGAAGATCAAATTTTTGTTCCTTTGATTGTACTGCTCTCTATGCTTGCGATCTATGTAGCAGTGATGGTGAGGATGGGTTAATGCGTATCTTAAATACTATTAAGAAGATCCTACGAGGTGAACCTCTTGACTGGCACAATCCACTGCCACCTGTTGTAGGTCCTGATGAGGCCTTAGCAGTGTGTATCTGTTGCTCAAAGCCCTTTGTTATTTGGAAAAAAGATATCAGAACCCCTTTTTACTGCGTAGGATGCCAGTGAATCCACTTGAGCGTGACATCACTATAGACGTCGTTACATCATTAGTGCGACAGTACGAGCCTTTGTACGCTAACAGTTATCCTTACGTGTTGGGTAGAATAACTGCCCTTCTTACTCCCGAACAGTGGAAAGAGATAAGTACTTGGTTAAGAGATGACAATGGGCTTCAAGAAGAATAAAGCACAGGTAGATGAGATGTTTCGTCTACGTGATGAGGGCAAGTCTTACCGTGAAATCGAAAGACTAACAGGGCTATCTAAGGGAACTATGTCCTACCATCTTGGTGAGGGTCAAAAAGATAAGACCCGTGAAACAACCAAAAATGAACGAGAGCGTCGTAGGTTAATTGTTATAGAGTACAAAGAATCTCGCGGATGCGCCGACTGTAAGCGTCGTGGTCATTTCTATCAACACCCATACTACGTACTACAAGCAGACCATGTTTGGGATACAAAAGTTGCCAATGTATCTCACATGCTTCGTAATAACACACTAGAAGAGATTATGATTGAACTAGCCAAATGCGACATCGTCTGCGCTAATTGCCATGCTATCCGTACACACAAACGCCGTAAAATGATAAACGAGATCAACACTACTGATGAGCAAGCGGATGATGGTTATTACGAAGAGGTTTAAACCTCTGGATTGATGTTGTTTACATACGGAGTAATAATGTGTGAGTCTGCTGGAACATTAGGGCTAGACATAGGCTTGTTCTCAGATGCGTTTGCAGCACCCGCGGCCAACACGACAGCAGCAAGATGCTTTGGGTCTGTTGAGTAACCTGTAGCAGCCCATGTACCTAAAGCCGCTGTACCTGATAGCGCAAGGTGAGCAGGGCTAGTAAAGTTAAACTTAATCCCCATCGTTCATCTTCTCCCATATCTCACGAATCATCGTGTGTGTTTGATGGTCGAGTTTAAGTGTTACGTCCATAATCTTACGATCTTCTGCTCCAGAACGGTTAGTTGCGTTCAACAACAATCCTGATAGAAGGATCGATTCAAGTGACACCGTTAGTGTCAACAAGTTAAATGGATATGGGTCAAAGGTAGCAAAGAGCATCCACAAAACCCAAAAGATCATGTGGATGATAAGGAACCATGGAGAACCAAAGGCTGTAGCACACCAGTCGGATGCCTTTTGAAAGTACTTCATTAGGCTCCAGCCTCCTTGATCATAGAGTTATAAGTAGCAGCATCAAGTCCCTTAGACTTTTTTAAGGCAGTGAACTTTGCTTGATAAGCAGGGATAAGGCCAGCATCTTCCAAAGAATAGGTTCCTGTAACCATATTTGCAGGAAGTAGTCCTGCATTTTCTAAGGCCTTTTCTACAATTTGAACTGTTTGGCTTTTATATCCAACCTTAAATGCAGATGCACCAGGAAATGGTGGTGCAACTAATACAGTTGTAGATTTAACAGGTGTGGAAGAGGAGTTGTGTACCACAGCGGCTCCGCCACCTGTTAAGGCTGTAACCCCAGCAACTCCTGCTGCTGCAGTCTTAGTAGACGTTTTTGTTGTTGTTGGCTTTGATCCAGCGTCGTACTTAGGGCGAACGATTGCCAATACATAGAGGTAAGCACGATGGCGTTGGTAAACCCCATGACCATCGTATTGGGATGCATTAAGCATGTGCTCTGGCCCAGTGTTGCCACCAATAGTAGTGATGCCATCTTTAGAGGCTGCTTGGATAATCTCTACGTGATCTGCTTGGCCGTTACCTGCCCATGAGAAGAAGACAAGGTCTCCAGGTTGTCCACTGTACTTATCTACTACCTGACCATTCTTTTGAAACCAGGTAAGACCAGCAGGACAGTAACTAAATCCCTTGTCTGTTTCTGCTGCAACGAGATGAGACGCTCCAGCCTGTGCAAAGCACCACGATACGAAGCACGCACACCAGGGAACATCACCTATTCCATACCACTCGGAATAAGGATTCTTATCTGTTGTACCACCGTAAAAGTTTATTTGCTTCTGTGCGATATTTACTATATCGATTCCAGCAGTCATTAAGTCCCCGTTTCTGGAAGAATAAACCATTTTATCAGGCGCTTATCGTTTTAATTGGCGATAATAGGTGTATGACATGGGAACAGAGCACGGTAGAAGGCAACTGGGAGCCACAACGCAAACCAGAAGCCGAGAAGAAGCCTGCGTACACACCCAAGCGTAGTTACGGTCGTCAACAGGAGTTTGGTCTTGGACATGAGATCAAGACAGGCAATATGCCTATGTTCATGACTGGACCAGAAATTAAAGAGCATTACGTACCATACGAAGGCGATAAGAACCCTTCAAAGGGAAACGTCTTTGAACCAGAGAGCGATGCTGAAACCTGGGCACGCAAAGGCGAAGAGGCCAAGATGACTGGCACTGAGCGTTATGGCAAAGAGTCTTTTGAACGAGATAGCGGGGGTGCGTGGAGAAGCCTTCGTGGACCAGCACTTGCTCGTCAAGGTATCGGCCCTAACACATCTATTGAAAACATGGCTAAAGTTCATGGCATCAAAGGACATGTTTCAGTTGAAACAAAGACGATGGGTACAGAGCGTAAGCCTCAAGTACTTGGTGGGCATCACAGAGTTGCTTTGGCATCAGAGCAATTTAAAAACCACATCTTTCCAGTGAAACACTTCGACTCCCTGGAACAAGCACAGGAAGATCGACACTACGAATGACTGATGAAAATACCTGCAAACTTTGCTTCCACTATATTATTGATGGCGTATGTAGCGTTGACTCTTGCAAGTGTATCTGTGAGACAGAAACTTCAGAATGACAACAGTCTGTTTAGTTAATGAAGCAAACCTTGCTCAAACTGACTTTAGTATCCTTGTTGACTCTGTAAAACATTTTGCACCTTTAGTTACAAAACCTTGGGGATTGCCTGACGTTGTAATAACCACAGTCCCTACTCCAGGAGCATGGTTAATCTATGTTACAGATCGTAAAAGAGTTCAAGGAGCAACTGGTTACCATACGTTTGAAAACGGATTACCCACCGCGTATTGCTCACCCACTGCTTCTTACCGTTTGTTTGGGCATTACTCTAAGCCAATCTTTATTGGAAAGAAGCAACTACTCGGAGCAACATACACTGAAGGACTTGTTACGACCATCTGCCACGAACTAGCAGAGATGCTTTGTGATCCACAGATAGGTACACTTTCTGCAGTTGACAGCAAGGGGCGCACTTGGTTGGTAGAGGTGTGTGACCATGTATTTGGTTCTTACTCTAATTATGTATCAGGAACAACAAACTGCATTCTTCCAGATGTAACTACTCCTTCTTTTTATAACTTAAAAGGAACAGCACCTTTTAGCCTGTACAATGCAGTTACAACACCTTTTACTTTAACAAAAAACGGCTATGGTTATTACAAAACTTCAACAGGTCAGTTGGTGAAACTTTAATGTTAAGTCTATCAAACTCACAGTTTGGTCAACACAACAAGATGGACATGGATGTGTGGGGCGGTCAGGCTTGGAAGATGTCTAATCAAGAACCTATCAAGGATGAACACCCTGCCGCCGCAGCGACTAGTGCAGCAGGAGAGTATTAATCGTTTCTGGTATATCTAAAGAGTCATTAAATTCAGTTAAAGGTATACGCCACGATCCTTCAGGTGCGTAGATCCATTCATTACGTTGTACATCTTCCATAGGAAGCCAACCAAAAATCTCAACCTCTGAGTAATAGTCGCGGTCAATAACGCGTGCACCTACTAGGACCCATCCATCACGTATGTCTTTAGGAAATACAGGGATCTCATCTTTAGTACGGATCGACTTTACCTCTATGTTAGTTCCTACATCTGCAATGTCTTTGCGATAAGAGTGCTCTGCATTTGGGTAAAAGGGGAACGTAAAAGACTTCTTGTATAACTTGGCTACAGCGTACTCAGCAACGATTGTGCGAACGGTGGCTGCGATTTCTGGTTCTAGTTTTGCCTTATTATCCCCTGCGTAGTTGGGGCGGTCCTCACTGCCGAAC